CATATTCTTTTGAATGTGCGTTCATTTTTTTAATATCGTTAGTAATATTATCCATTATAATTATAATATTACTAAATTGGTTTTATTACGTTATTTACTTTTTATATAATTTGGCTGCGTCCTTTAAGGCATCTTTAAACATATAAAGTGGGTTTGCAAGTTTCTTCTTTTTATATAATTTGGTAACAAACGTAGTCCATGCTGATTTGGGTTTTTTTGCGGTCTTTCGTGCTCCTTTGCGAGATTTATGTTTACGACTCTTTTTACCACCAAATCCAATTGTACTGTCTTTGTTCTCTTGTTCCTCATTGGGTTCCTCTTCCTCATTGGGTTCTTCATTGGGTTCCTCTTCTTCATTGGGTTCCTCTTCCTCATTGGGTTCCTCTTCCTCATTGGGTTCCTCTTCCTCATTGGGTTCCTCTTCCTCATTAGGTTCCTCTTCCTCATTAGGTTCCTCTTCCTCATTAGGTTCCTCTTTCTCTTCCTCATTTTTTTTATTATTAGGGCATATTATATCACATACACCGCCTCCATTGATTGCTTTTTTGGTAGCACGCTTTTTATACACACGTTTAGACGTCTTACTATGAGCCATTATATTATAATGGCATATTTTAATCTATATAACATACTTTATTTGAATATCTTAATAGTCGTATCAGTAAAAACAAATTTGCTAAAACGATAAAAACTAAAAAGATGTTATAAACGAGAACTATCCATACATATACATTTAATTCATCATAAATCGTCTCTAAAATTGGTTTTGCTAATTCACGTAAATCTTTTTTTATATTTTCATCTTGAAAAAAAAGTATACATCTATCACGTAAACTTGTCATACATTTGGTAATAAATAATATACAGAAACTATGCTAACAAATTAAACGTAAAACTTAATCTTTATTCAAAAAATAGTAATAAAGAGAACTATATACAAAAATGTAATATGGAGCAAATTTACGATACCCATGATAAAATACGCAGTTTTGACTTTACTAAATTAACATTATCAAAACCAACACTAATATCAGGTGGTAATTACTTTATCCGATTCAAAAAAGATAATTATCCTCTGTACGTTCAACCGCCTCGTTGTTATACTCGTAATGGATTTATAAAAAACGGAAGGAAATATTATACAGATTTACTTTTTAATAACGATGACGAATATTTTATTCAATGGTTAGAAAAATTAGAAGAGCACTGCGTCCAATATATTTACGATAATCGAAATAATTGGTTTGATGGAGACATGGAAAAACCAGATATCGAGAACTATTTCACATCCCCTCTGAAAATATACAAATCTGGTAAATTCTATTTAGTGAGAACAAATATTCCAACATCACTTGAAAAACCGAGTATAAAAATATATGATGAATCCGAAAATATAGTAGATTTTACATCTATTACTGAAACCACGCAATTAATGAGTATTTTAGAAATGCAAGGTATTAAATGTTCGGCAAGAAGTTTTCAAATTGAAATTGAAATGAAACAAGCTCTTGTTCTTACACCTCAAGAATTACCTATATTTGATAAATGTATAATACAATCAACACGTACATCAGCACCTACATCAAATCATGAGGATAGTGTAGATGATGTCAGCAATATAAATGATATTGATATGAATATTACCACCTCAGGTGAAGAAACTGAAGTTACAGTAAATAATACCGAAGATATCAACATTGATACTAAAACAATACTTGAGAACGAAACTAGTTCAAACAATTTAGGACAAATAGCAACAACGAATACGACATGTGAAAATATTCAAGATAATATTCAAGACGTACATGAAGAAGTAGTCACCAAATTAATTAATGAGAAAAATGACACAAGCAAAGTAAATACATATATTCCTGAGAATAAAACAAATATGGAGGAGGTCGAACTTACTTTAGAAGATTTCCCTAACGAAGACAAAGTAACTTTAAAAGAACCGAATGAAATATATTACAAAATGTATAGAGACGCACGTCAAAAAGCAAAACTAGCCCGTGAGCTAGCACTTTCTTCTTATTTAGAAGCAAAAAACATTAAAAATACATATATGTTGAAGAATATCGAAGATAGTGATAATAGTGATTTAGAATATGATACAGAAAGTTTAAATAGTGAGAATGAAAATACGCAATAACTTATATTTTAGCGAAAATTCATGATAGAACTCAAATATTTTTTATCAGGCGTTTATATAAACGGAAATGTTTAAAGCTATTCAGAGTGGACTTGCTAAGTTTTTTTCACCAAAAATGTTGTTAGTATTAATTATTTCTATGATTGCCATTTATGGATTAATGTCGTATAACGGACAGATGAAGTTAGTTCGTGATACTATGGAAGATGGTTCTGAGGCTAAGGAGGCTAAAGAGGAAGATACGGAGGCTGCTGCTTCTGCTGCTGAGCCCGCACCTGCCGCTGGTAAAGCTGAGACTGGTTATGCTCTTCAATCGGTGGCTAACCCCATGGACTTATTACCCAAGGATAAGAATAGCGAGTGGAATAACCTGAACCCTATTAATGTCGACGACGAGGGTGTTAAGATGCCTGACTTGCTTGAGGCTGGTTATCACATTGGTCTTGATACTATCGGTCAATCCATGAGAAATGCTAACCTGCAACTTCGTTCTGACCCTGTCATCCCCAAATCAAATACTGGTCCATGGAACCAGAGCACTATTGAGGCTGATAATGTTCGCCAACCCCTAGAGATTGGACGTTAAATAGTCAGTCTGTAATTATTATATTATAATATATCTTGTATAGCTATTGCTATATAATATATTTCCGTGTAAAAACATATATATCATAACAGTATATATGACAGGTGAAGAGATTTTAGGATATTTTATTATTGGATTCATATTATTCGTTAGTTTTTATACATATCGTGATAATTACGAAAGTTTTCAATTAAAATGTATTGTATCGACGGTTGATGGAAATAAATATTGTGTTCGTGAACGGGAAAAAATAGAACAAGCAGCTAACCTATTAGCGACTATTTCTAACAAATGTAAAGATTTGGTTGCATATACGGTTGAAAAATACCCCGATAATGAAAGCGTTCAAAGATTAAAACAAAACTTTAACCCACAAAAAATTATGGAAACATTACCCACCAGCACATATACTGCATACAGTGAAAATAAAGGCGAGAAAGTTGCATTTTGTTTGAATAAAAAAAAACAAGATAATGATAATCTGATTGATGAAAGCACATTAACATTTGTAGCAATTCATGAACTATCTCATGTTATGACAAAATCAATAGGACATAAAAGTGAATTTTGGAGTAATTTTAAATTTTTATTAGAATGTGCGAAAGAGGCCGGTATTCATACGCCGGTAGACTATAAAGAAAAGCCACAAGAATATTGTGGTATGAAAATACATGATAATCCGTATTATGATGCTTAATTCTGAGAAGATTCTCTTTGTTTTCTATTCATATACGCCTTTTTACGATACTCTTTTAATTTTTCAGGATTTTCATCTTTTAACTTTTCAATATATCGTCTTGCGTTCTGCTTAATCTTATCTTTATTGTTATTATAGTATCGTTTATGTCTATCATTATTTGTATATTTTTCTAGTTGGCTTTTTAATAGTTGAACTTGTGACCGCAAATTATGTATCTCGTTATACAACTCTTCTATATTTGGTGTTTCCATTATTACATATATGTAATCTTTTTTTTATACTAGTGTTTTGAATATTATTTATTACGTAATAATATTCAAATAAAAATTATGTTTACTTTATTTACACAACCTTAAGACCACCCACCAAGTTAGCACCAATACCGAAACCAGCACCACCACGTGCAGAAGTAGCCATTGCAGGGATAAACACATCCAGGATGCTGAAGGTAGCAGCCGCAGTTAAAGCGATGATGATAATCTCCTCAATGTTCAGTTGTTTCTTGGGGATTGCGAATGCGGCAAGAGCCACAACCAAACCCTCGATCAAGTACTTAATAGCACGCTTAATTAACTCGTTGAAGTCAAACATTTACGTTTATATTATATTACAACAAAAAAATAATAGCGATATATTATTAAATAGTGAAAACACTTAAATAGTCATTGATATACAGTATATATTCCTAAAAATGTCTGGATATGAGAAAAAAATGAATTCCGATGGAACCGCAAATCCTAAATATGTTGATTTGTGTGATGAAGACCCTCCGATTGCCGGACAAAAATTCGCTTGCATGTCATTCGTTTCACCTGAAAAAATTCTTAAAAAGCGTGAGGTTTACCTTTTCAACCAATTTATTAAGAATTGGGAATTCTCAAAATCTATGGAAAGGTATTTTGAGTTTATTCATTTTATAGCATATAAACATAATATCAAGGTGGACCTCTTGATTAATGATTTCAATGATTTTGTTAAGGAAGAGAATGATAAGTTAAAGGCAAGTGGTATTGACGACGATTATAAAAATTTCTTGGATAAACAAGAGGATAAACTTAATGAACAGTTTAATCGCGAACATGCTTTCCAAACATCTGTTCGTGGACTTAAAATTAGAGGTGTATATAACACTCAAGGTGAGGCAGAGGAAAAATGTAAGAAACTTCGTGAGGGTGACCCTAGTCATGATATTTATGTAGGTCCTGTTGGTGTATGGATTCCATGGGATCCAGATGCTTATAAGACTGGTCGTGTAGAACATATGGAAGCAGAGTTGAACGCACTTCACTCAGAAAAAGTAAAGAATGAAGCACTCGCCAAGAAAGAATTTGAGGAACGTGTCCGTGAAACAAAGAAAAAGGCAATTATGGAGAATATTGAAAAGGCTAAGTCAAGTGGGAATGTTCTTACACAATCTATTGATGAGAAGGGCAATTTGACTGGTGTTATGGAAACAGTTGATTTCGAATCACGTGAAATTAATTCTGCTAATTTGATTGACGAACTAAAAAATACAGAAAATACTGAAAATACTGATGATAAACCATAAATATCATATAGCTAATAACATTTTATAATCAATATAAACATTATATTATATAAATAATAGAATATAATGAACGCATTTTCCTATATCGGACATAAATTTCTTATACGAGATGTTTGTTTAAAAGATACACTTACACCATCCAATATTTCGGAATTTGATACTAATAAATATGTAAGTCATATATTCAAACATTATTCTGGTGTCGAACGTGCTAATTTTAATAAAACTATTTTTATTTTTTCTGGTAAATCTAAATTTGAAGGATTAAAAACATATTATACAAATACTATTTTCATAACTGATATTGAACGTGAATCATTTCTATGTTTTTTTAATAATATTCAGCGAACTTTTTGGGCTTTAAACCGATTTGTTGCGTTTATTAAAAAAATAAAATCTAAAATGATTGTAAATCATGACATGTTTTTAACGCCTATTTCAGTTAAACAAAAAAATGTATATATTCACTATGAAAATAAATGTATTTATTTGTTTACACTACAAGACCTTTCTCGAATCATAACTACCGCTATTTGCAATTCACCACAGTTCTACTCTGAACCCCTTTTACCCAAAAATCCATATAGCGGTGTAACATTTTTGAATGCAGATTTATATAATATGTATTTCCAAATGAAAGACGTTTTTATTACTGTTCCTGATGTAATATACGCATATTTTCTGTCTAACTTTGATATTGACAAATTTAAAATTAATAATCAAGTTCTTATACGTAATATATATATTAACCAATTTGTGAAAAATGAAGACAAGGATGAAATTGTTGAGTACATTTATGATATGCTAGCACCATTCAAACGAATTAAAATTGACCCAGAATTTCCTGAATCGATTTTATTTGATACATTCAAAGGTGTCTTAGTTAACTATCTTCATTATAAATATTCGCATGATACTAGTAGACGCAGTTATAATTATATGTGTGTACGCAAAAGAATACATGAAATTCTTAAAAGTACGCCTGGTTTTGGACGCAAATTTATTTCAATTATAAAGAATAAGAAATATGTATCATTTATTACGATTGGAGGTCACACGGATAAAAAATTAGTACGAGAACAACCTGTAGTCAATAGATTTGTATTAAACAACAATGTAGATATAAGTAACAATGTAGATATAAGTAACAATGTAGATATAAGTAACAATGTAGATATAAATAACAATGTAGATATAAGTAACAATATAGATATAAGTAACAATATATCTTCTGTAAGTTTAGATGTTGATTCAATAGATACTGCTAGAATAGAAGAGATTATAAACTCTATTCAAAATAACGATCACAGTATTAGTTATAGTATAATACCTATATCTACATGTGAATGTGGTTACGAATTCGAATGTCATTGTGAACCAGATGGTGAATGTATTTGTGAATATGAATGTCAATGTGACAATCTTACTTT